GTTAAATACTTGTGTTCCGTAGCCAATGACATAACGCCTATACCCAAGCATCTATCGAGTACTTGATTTGTTAACAGGCTTCCTTCATTATCTAGCATCCACAACAGGTATTCTTCTTGCCAAACTATGCCGTGTTTTTTTCTTAATGGCTGTGTCAAATACGAACTCATTTGTTCCTTTCTTAAATATCAGCCCCCATATGAGGGCTGATGATAGTCATATTACCGATACTCTTTACCATCTAGGCGTTTAACACGATTGTCTGGATGACACACCCACTTATTATCCATAACCCGTAACACCTGATTTACTTTGTGGTCATTCCTTTTACGCATGTTGTTCATGACCTTTGCGTTGATAACACCGTGTAATGGGTTGTCACTAATTAATTCAATGTCCTCCATAGTGAATCCGTACACGCCCTTTTTTAAGCCGTTAATCTTTATTGTTATGAGTTTCATAATGTCATTTATCATATTATTTTAACCATGCCTCAAAGATTTCATCTTGCTTCTGTTCTTCTGTCTTAAACTGCTCACGTGCTACACGTTCTAGACGTACTTGAGGTGAAGGCGTACTAGCATTATCGTCACCTAACTTAAGCACTTCTATGGACAGTCTGTCTTTAGTCAAACTAGCAGTATGGTTACCCTTACCCCACAACTTAAAACAACATGACCCTACTAAACCTTGAACACTAGCAAGGTCAAACGGAGCGATAGGCACGGTAACCACTTCGCCAATTTTCATGTCCTGTACTAAAGGTCTTACATGATTAGTTAACGAACCCCATTCATACTTCATTGGACGCTTGGCTTTCTTGGGTTGAATCTGCAATTCTCCGTGTTTATTACCGTCAGAATCTACTACGGCGTACTCGCATTTAATAGCGTCTAACATCTGGAGGGCTTTGTTTAATACTTTCTTTTCGATTTCACGCATGGTGATTAATTTCCTTTGATTGTTTTAAATAGAATAACAACACTACAATTCTCTCACAACAGTTATAGCCATTCAAGTAAGTAGTGTTGTTTTAATACAAATAATAATAATACTAATTACAAATCAACTTTAATACTTGCACCGTCTAACAGGTCTTTAACCCTGTCTTCTAGTATGTTGTCCAACTCATCACGCACTAACTCCTCAATGTCAACGTGGCTTTCTAAATCAAAGTGGTGCGTCATGTACACATCAATACGGTTATCTACTTCGTCTTCTAGTGTGTCCTCGATGATTTTTTCTACCATGCTAATGATTTTGGCTTCATCAATAACTTGAGGCTTGTTTTCTAAAGCAACTACCTTATCGCCAATACGCTCAACCATATCGCTAAGTATCGAGAACATCTCAGCCAACGACGGTTCGTCTTGACGCTCACTAAATACAGATACGTATCCTACAGGGTCAAACGGTTCTTGTGTTACTGTTGGTGGGGCTACTACTGTTGGTGTTGCGTCTACTGCTACTACGTGGTTCTGTTCCATTTGATTTTCCTTTGCTTTGTTTTCTAATAAAGTTTGTATCATTGTCTTGCTTATGCCTTCCATCTTGATTTCCTTTTCATTTAAAATAAAACCTTGTTGATAAATACAATTACTCCAGTCCGTTACCGAGTCACAGCGTTTATATACACGGACTGTATACACATCAAACGCATCCCACATTACATTAATTTCAAAGTTTTCAAACGCATAAGACCAATCTACTTCCTCCTCCCTACACGCCTCTATGACCTCCCTTCTACACACAAAAATTACTTCTGTTATACCAAACAAATGCTGAGACTCAAATGTCATTCTGCTTCTCCTAAAATAATTATTTCTGTGTCGGGTTCAAATTGATCCGTTGGTATTACTTCTTCTGCATCCAACATATACGCTACTTTTTTTCTTGCCTCGTTTTCATTTTCTGCTTCGACGTATACATACCCTGCAAAATCTAAACTAACTAACACTTCATACTTTTTCATATACTTCTCCCGTCTATAGTTTCAATACATTCTTTAGCACACTGCTTCCATGCTTCCTGACTGATAATACTTCTGCTACCCCACACCTCGGTGTCCTCCAACACCATCTTTGAATAGTTACGTATCGCTTCAATAACAAACGCCTGCTTTAATACACCTGCCTGCGATGTTTCCATAATTGCTTCTACTAATTTCTCATTCGTTATCATTATCTTCCTCCAAAAATTGTTACAACTACATCATCAGGAAACTCAGGGTTTAAATAGGCTTTATACTCCTCGATTAACTCATCTACCGACCTATCAGCGTAACCTGTGAATCCATTCTCTAGAATATCCTCTAGTTTTTCCATGTTCATTTCAATATCATCAAAATCAGATTTAACCAAGCTCTCAACGATTTCCCCTACGCTAACCGTTACAAACTCTTTTTCTCTTTCAATCATTTGTCTTACCTTCCAAGTAGTTAATACATTTTTCAAGTGCGTCATCTTTATTCTTAGCCATAACAATCATTTCCCTGTCTACGTTGTTTACTACGTACGTAACCCTGTACTTCGCTAACTTCATTTCTTTAAACAAATCGACAGGTGTAACTTTAAAACTATGTGGTACTAAATCAATCATTTCCTTTCTCCTCTCTTATACTTAAAAACTCATCTGAAAATGCTTCAATCAAACGCTTGGCGTTACTCGTATCTGCCTTAAAAAACAAATTGCCTAGCAGGCTATGAAACCCACCACCTGTGTCTGCCATACGTCTTGCATTAGCGTGTGCTAACCAATATATTTTGTCATCCATTTCACTTCTCCTTTTAAAAGTGTGTGGATTCACACAGTGCGAACCCACGCTTAAATACTGCTGATAGTCCCTTACAGGTCGTAGCCTACTTGCTTGATTGCCTTCTCTGCATCGGACAAGTGTGGAAACCACTCCTTAGCCTTGTTGAAGTCCGACATGATTTGAATGAATGACGACTCGTCAATCGCTTCGTCAATCACCATCTCAGTCAACTCAAAGAACGCATTGTGTCCGAACCTCTCGGCAAACGAATTAGCCTGACGTCTGCTGAACTTACCTATAAGTTTGAACCCTGCCAACTCTAAGTCAACCAGCGCATCATCTACATCGAACTCGTCAGACTCGTACTTATAAGACTTACCACTAAACTCAGTCATCTCGTAGTCATCGGTGTCATACAGAAACGAACTGTTGCTAGCATACGGGTTCTTATAGGTGCTTGCGAAGCCAGTGCCACTGCCGTAGGTACTGCCGTATGTGGTCGCAGACCTTGAATACTTTGGGTACTCGTACTTTACTGGTGGTTGTGCTATGTCTGCCTGTGCTTTCTGCAAGTCATACATATCATCTAACTTGTTCTTGTTAGCGCCTACAGGGGCAGACCATGCGTACGTATTAGACATCCAACGACCACCCCAATACACACCCTGCTCCTCATTGACAACAGACACACGACCTGTATTGTCCATGAACACGAACCGATTGTTACTGATGTGGTCACCGATTAACTCTAAGAACACAGGGCTGAACGCTAGGTCAGGGTTACCCTTGAGTAGTGGGCGAATGTAGTCACGTATGTAGTGCCACGTATCGGACTTAGTTGTATCGGCTTGGTTGCCTGTATGTAGTATGCCGTTGTGCATCATCCACAGGTCGATGCCATGCTCTGCCTTGTTGAGTACCTCGTATGGGTGGCAGTTCTCTAAGTCAATGTTGCCGTGAGTCTTCATACGGAAGTGGAACGCACAGTCACGACCATCTATGTGGTCAGTAAAGAACTGCTGTAACTGTGCCTGTGATTTGAACAACAACTTCTCGATGACTAACTCGCCATCTTGTGCATACATAACACCGATGCCGTGAGGGTTGCTAGATGAGAAGTCGGTAATCCAATCGGTTGTGATTGACGGGGAATCATACTGCTGAGTAACTAATAAACACATGATGTGTCCTTTCTATATTGAAAATGAAATTGGTGATACTGTGTGAACTCACACATACAGTTAATACAAAGACTCAGGTATCTTCTCCTCGATGGGTTGCAGTGGTGCGTCTGATATACGGGGGTTGTCCTTAACTACTGCTGACTTGGGTAATACAAAGCCCTTCTCCTTGAGGTATCGACGTAAGAACCTAGTGTCGCCCCGATTGTTGTTCTTGCATATGTACTTGATGAACTCGTCGGTAGTCAAGAACCCAACACCTGTGTCACGAGAGAAGAACCATGACATATACGCAAACTCTAAGCAAGCCATCTGCGTCTCATAACGTAGCGTACCCTTGAACAACCTGAACTCTACGGTGTTGTCGTTGTAGAAGTTAAGTGCCTCGTGTCGTTCTTCGTTGAGTCTGCGTAACTGCTCGTTCTTATCATGCCCACGCTTAGCATTTCTTAGCCATACATATGATGCCTTCTTGTTGACAATCTTGGCATATGATGCGTTGTCACGTCGTGCAATAGCACGTATGAGTTTCTGATTACCTGACTCGTGAATGAACATAGACAACTTCGCACCATGAAATAACGTCATGTCAGACTTACTGACGTGGACATGAAGACCACAAGTACGTGTGTCGTGACTACGCACACCCTGCCAAGGGGCTTGGAAGAACTTTAACTTCTCACGGTGTACATCTAAGCCTGTCCAACCCGTGACCATCTCGAACCCCCTGTTAAGTGAGCCATCGTCCTCGATGTGTATGTACTTGTGCTTCTTACTGCCTATCTGGTGATACTCGATGGCATCATACAACTCCTGAGCCTTGCTGTTGCGTGAGTAGTTGTCTTTAATCTCTACCTCTAACTCCATACCCAAGAATATCTGTGGCTTGCGTGAGTCGAATGCTGATGGTATGTGTCTGAGTATGCGTTTGCCTGAGTGTCTACCACCAATCACGTCATCGTCGTCATCTTCTGGCTCGTCCTCATCAGGGAAGTGGTCAGACCAACAGTCGTCGTCGTTGTGTACATACATATCAGAGTGGTGTGAGTATGTGTAGTTGTCGTTTATGCACTCGTCACACACCCACTCGGCATCACCATTATATGGTGAACGTCCATTATCATCCATATCTCTATGCGCACAGTCGTTACACTCATGCACATACTCGCCAAGACGCTCCTCGAAAAACTCTGTCCAATCCATCAAGGAAGTAAACCTAGACTCACGAGACACACCCAACAATATCATAGCCTTGCGTCTGTTACTCACACCCTCTAACTTAAGTGCGTCTCTTATAGCACCTGCAAGTACTGTGCGATTAGCACGTGCCCCTAACCAATTCGAGACACTCTCTACACCGTTGGTTTGTATGGCACGGATACGATAACAGCAGTCCGACGTGATGTTGGTCTTCATATAGCCACGCATCATAGGTGCGAACTCAAGGGGACTCCAGATTGATGGGTGGTTTGCAATACGACGGCGTAATTGTCCTGCTTCTACGACTAAGTTAATAATCATAATGCTTTTCCATTCTGTGCTTTGCACATTGATTTAATAAATAACTACAAGGGATACAACTAATACAACAACTATAAACATCTATTATGAAAATGCAATTGGCGTTGCATAAATACAACTACCAACACAACTACCCACACAACTACCAACACAACTGTGTGAGTTCACACAGTTCATTTCAATCCTCCTTTCGTCCCACGCTTCTTGTGTTGTGTATATAACACGCTTGGTCTCGGCGTTAAACTTTGCTACTAATAGTTCTGCTTCGGTCATATTCTTACTCCTTTTAAAAATTCAAACACCGAATCCTCGAAGGAGTTAAAGTCTTTCATACGTTGTGTATATGCTTCAACACGTATTGGCGTAACTAATAACTGGTCTTCAAATTCAGGGTCTAGCATATACTTAGTGCCTTCGGGGTCACATATTGAAACTTCATACTTCGCCTTACATATTGAATTGTGCGTGAAAATCCAGTAACCTGAGTTACCTCTGTCGTCTTCTAACTCTATGTGAGTGGCTTGGTCTGCAATTGCCTCTTCGATTTTGTAATCTATTTCATTTGTGTTTATATGCTCTACAATTCTTTTACTCATTTTGAATCTCCTATAAGTTAAATAAAAAAGGGGACGTGTGTCCCCAAGAAATGCCCTCTGATAGTCCCTCTCACTCCCCCTTCCTATCTACGCGTTCTAACTCAACGCACAACATAACACCTAACGCAAACATAAGCACGCTAGTCAACAGGTAATTAAACCCATCTATCTGCCCCGTCACTACACAATACGAGAGTGCTAAGAATAGCACGACATCATACGCTAACAGTCCATACAAAAACGCTGTATCAAAACTAAACTTCTTCATGGTAATACTCCTTTGCTTGGTTAAATAACTGTGTGACTTCACACATAAGATACTGCATTACGACTAACACTACACGTTTATGTCCAGACAGGCACAAGAGTGTGAGTTGCTGAACCACAAGGTGGGACACCTTGCGAGCCTTTTAGTTATTGGTAATTCTAGAGAAGTGTCCATGAGTCCTGATAATTTAGGATATTAACTAGGCTTAACCTTTTGTCTTCTACTTCAAAGTTTTGTCCACCTTATGTAGATATATATATAAAGAAAGTAATAGTATTATATATATATAGGACTCTTGGACGCTAGACACGCAGAGCCAATAACTAACAGGCTTGGGGGGTGTCCGAGGTCGTGGTTCTAGAACTCACACTGCTGGACTCTCTGGACACGTATAGTTTTTATACCTATCTGGCATTCTCCCCAACTAACAGTGTCTTACCCATTGATTCTACCCATACGGACTTAGCCATGTGCTCTCTAGTCAACGCAACTGATGTCAGGCATACCCACCCCTTACCTTCTTTCTTCATGCGTTGTAGTGCCCTTGCGTGGCTTGTATAGGGCTTTGATATTTTGGTTACTAGTCCGTTGACTTTGAATACGGCAGTCCAACAAACTGCATTGTGTTGCTTTAAGATTACGTCTTGCATGGTAATTCTCCTATTAAGGTTGGGTTAAATGTGTGAAGTCACACAGTTTGATACTGCTCGGTGCTTCCTGATACTACTTGCACGCTTACGGCGTGATGATACGTTAAACCATGGTCTACCTACTGCTCGATACTTCCTACCTCTAGTTACTGTGCATTTCATTTGAATCTCCTTTAATAAAGTGGTGTGATTGGAACGATTGATTGGTAATTACTTAGCCATACTCGTGCTTCTTCGTATGTGTCTAGTTCTATAACCTTTTTATATAAAGCCTTTGGGTGAGTAGTCCTGACCTGCCAAGTTATGTGAGGTGTTGATAAATGGTTTGATTGTATACGGCGTATGTAATACATGGTAATTCTCCTATTAAGATTAGATTTGACAAGAAACGGAACAGCAGTAAAGCCTCGCTGTCACGTCTCTTTGTTTAACTGTGTGAGTTCACACAGATGCTTCGAGTATTGCTAACTTCGCTTTCAAGACTTTCATCTCTTGTTTAATCTCCTGCTTGGTGTGCTTCTTTACAAACGACTCGGCAGAACTAATAGCCCTAGCAATCGGGTCTACCTGTTTGCTTTCATCACCCATGATGTGTGTCTGTGTGACATACCTGAACTTACTCAGGGCTGTGTCGTGTCGCCCCTCGTCTGTCTTGAATGATGTGCCACCTTGATTGGTGATGTAATGCTCACAGCCGTAAGCCTTTGCTACAAGTGGTGCGATGTGTGTGTGAAACCACACAGTTCGTTTCGTGGGTGACATAGCAAGTATCTCAGGTCTCGCCTGTGTGAGTGCTACACCTAGTGATGCGTCTGACTTCAAGAACTGTTTAACAGCAACTACATAGTTATTTAACTTAACTGACATGATGTATCTCCAAATAAAAAAGCCAAGCGAGTGGCTTGGCAACACAGCAGTTGTAACTCAACTGATACATCTATTATAACAGATGGTATTATTCTAACTGTAAGGTTTACCCCCTATGAACCCCACCCAATGGGTATACACCTGTATTGATGTCATGCGTGCGTGGGCAGTACAACACTATTCCTCAGCCGCAAATTAAAAAAATGTCAAATTTTGTAAAAAACCAAACCACTCATGTCTAAAGTTAGACATATCCCCATAAAAAAAGCCCCAGAATCGTCTGGGGCTAAAATAAAACGAAGGAAAAGCAAATGAATCACCATTTGCAACGCCAGTGTACCAAAAAAACTATTAAAAAACTAGCGCATTTTAGTAAAAAGATTTACAATCACAGCATACGCGACCCCCACCGCGCAACAAAGAGAGGAAATTGTGTTAGAACACTTGGTTGAAATAGATGAAGCAGACTACGTACCCGTGCCACAAGACGGAAAACAAAGCTTTACTACTTTAAACAAACTAACACCAGCACAAACTCTCGACGCCCAGATAAAAACCACGGATTGGTTAGAAGAAATTACTGGCGAAGACACCACAATTGTGTCAAAAGCACAAGAAGCCAAAGCAGTGGAGGCGTTTACGGCGTTAATTAACGCAGATCCTAAAGCACAACAACAATTACTAGCCCTAGAAGTACCCGAAGAAATTAGAAGCACGGTTGCTATGGTTAGCGCATACCAGTGGAAGTTTATTGAGCAAGCGGAAGAGCTGCGTTCGATGGCTGTAACTAAAATAGTGCAAGAAACTGAGCACCCCGACGCCCGTATTAGGCTTAAAGCGTTGGAGATGCTAGGTAAAGTCACTGAAGTAGCGCTGTTTACTGACAGAGTATCAATTAAAACCGAAGAAGTGTCTGACGAAGAGTTAGAAAAGCGTATTAAAGAGAAGCTAGGTAGGTATATGGGCAAGGCAAACATAGTTGATGTTGAAACTAAAGAGATAGAAATAGATGCCGACACTACTGAGTCCTGAAGAAGTTATGGCTGCGCAACGCGCACTGCCTCATATGACCAAAATGGAGAAACTAAAGTTTCTAGAAGCGCTTGAAGAGCAAGAACGACGTTCTGAAGTTGACTTGGCTAGAGAAGATCCGATTGCGTTTGCTAAAAGAATATACCCGGGATTTAAAGTTGGACCGCAACACAAGAAATTGGCAAAAATATTTCAAGACGTTGTTGATGGTAAAAAGAAACGTGTGATTATAAATATAGCACCTAGAATGGGTAAGTCGGAGTTCAGTTCATATTTATTTCCGGCATACTTTCTAGGTAAATACCCTGAGAAGAAAATCATTATGGGAACGCACACAGCATCCTTATCTGAAGACTTTGGTAGGCGTGTTAGAAACTTAGTAGAAAGTGATGAGTACCATGAAATATTTCCAGAAACAGTTGTTTCGGATGACCAAAAAGCTGCGGGTAAATGGAGTACTGGGGCGGGTGGACAATATTATGCTTCTGGCGTTGGTGGCGCTCTAGCCGGTCGAGGCGCTGATTTATTTGTTATTGATGACCCCCATTCTGAACAAGATATGAAGGCGAACAGCCGTCTTGCGTTTGATACGGCTTGGAGTTGGTTTCAGACAGGTCCGTTGCAGCGTTTAATGCCGGGTGGGGCGATTATTGTTATTATGACTAGGTGGAGTTTGCTTGATTTAACAGGGCGCTTGATTGACTACCAGATTAAAAACCCAAACACAATACCTTGGGAAATTGTAGAACTACCAGCTATTTTAAACGAGGGCGAGGAGAATGAGAAATCACTTTGGCCCGAGCAATGGCCCCTAGAAGCATTAAAGAATACCAAAGCAAGTATTGACCCGCGCTACTGGAACGCTCAGTATATGCAGAACCCCACGTCAGATATGTCAGCAGTTATTGGGCGTAAAGACTGGAAAATATGGGAACCAGATGACCCACCTAGATGTGATTATATTATTCAGTCTTGGGATACGGCGTTTGAAACACATAACACTGCCGACTATTCAGCATGTACGACATGGGGCGTTTGGTATAACAACGAGGATAAAGGTAGCCCTAATTTAATTCTGCTTGATGCATTTAAAGACAGGATGACTTTTCCAGAACTAAAAACAATCGCGCTTAAGCACTATAAAGAATGGACGCCAGATGCGTTCATCGTGGAAAAAAAAGCGGCAGGTGCTCCGTTAATTCAGGAGTTAAGAAGAATAGGTATACCAGTACAGGAATTTACACCATCTCGTGGTAATGATAAGATGGTAAGGCTTAATGCTGTAGCAGACTTGTTTACTAGTGGTAAAGTTTGGGCACCCGATACACGGTGGGCTAGAGAAGTGATTGAAGAAATAGCTAGTTTTCCTGTCGGCGAGCACGATGACTTTGTGGATACGGTATCACAAGCGCTGTTAAGATACAGGCAGGGTGGGTTTATCAGCCTCGATACAGACGAGAAAGACGATGACCTTTTGTACAAGTACCGCCGGAAAGCGGCATATTATTAGGGAGTATGATGACTACGCAAAAACATATGGGCAAAGGCGTCTTGTTAGAAAGATTAACATCGCAAATGGCATCACAAAAAAACCCAGTTAAAGATCCCGAGGCTGTTGCACGCGCAGTATTAATAGCAAGAGGTCATATGAAAGAAGACGGCTCCTATACAAAACAAGGTGAAGCACGTAATAATATGACAGCGGAAGAAAGAGCAAAAGACAGAGCGGCTAAACGCACAGGTAAACCAGCAAGTGCATTTGGCTATAATCCAAGAACCAACTCAGCGTTAAGGAAATAATATGGCAGTCGATAAAAGTTTATACCAAGCCCCTCAAGGTTTAAGTGCGTTAGCAGAAGACGAACCGGACATTGAAATTGAAATTGAAGACCCAGAATCCGTGCGTATTAAAGCCGGTGATATGGAAATAGAAATTGACCCAGACGCTGATAACGAAGAGGACTTTAACGAGAACTTAGTTGAAGCAATGAGCGACAACGATTTGGAATCAATTGCAAGTGATTTAGCTGAAGATATTGACAACGATATTGCCTCCCGTAAAGACTGGGAAAAGATGTATAAAGACGGTATTACATTACTTGGTTTAAAGTTTGAAGAACGTACAGAACCTTGGAGTGGCGCATGTGGTGTGTTTCACCCGATGATTACAGAAGCCGTTGTTAGATTCCAGTCCGATACAATTATGGAAACGTTCCCAGCCAAAGGTCCTGTACGTACAAGTATTATTGGTAAAGAAACTCCAGAGAAAAAAGAAGCAGCCGTTCGTGTTGAAGAAGATATGAACTACCAGTTAACAGAAAAAATGCCGGAGTACCGCCTTGAGCACGAAAAGATGTTATGGAATTTGCCAAGCGCCGGTTCTGCATTTAAGAAAATCTACTTTGACCCAAGTTTAAACCGTCAAGTAGCTATGTTTGTACCAGCAGAAGATATTATTTTGCCGTACGGCACTAGTGATGTGGAGACTTGCCCAAGAATTACGCACAGAATGCGTAAGACTAAAAATGATTTACTTAAATTAATGAATGCAGGGTTTTATGTTGAAACAGAGTTAGACGATGAACCAGACCGGTTTTTAAACGAGATTCAACAAAAGAAAGACAAAGAAACGGGTTTTTCAGCATCATATGATGACCGCTTTGAATTGTATGAGATTCATGTCGATTTAGATTTACCCGGCTTTGAAGACGAAGACGAGGATGGAGAACTAACAGGTATAGCGCTGCCGTATGTAGTAACGTTACTACGTGGTACGGATGAGATTCTTGCTATTCGCCGTAACTGGAAAGAAGAAGACGAACTCAAACTTAAAAGACAACACTTTGTACATTACCAATATATTCCGGGTTATGGGGCGTATGGTTTTGGTTTGTTTCACCTTATCGGCGGTTATGCTAAGTCTGCTACAAGTATTATGCGTCAGCTTGTTGATGCTGGAACTTTATCTAATTTACCGGGCGGTCTTAAAGCCCGTGGTCTGCGTATTAAAGGCGACGACACTCCGATTGCACCGGGTGAGTTTAGAGACGTAGATTTGGGTTCCGGCAACATCAGGGACAACATCCTGCCTTTACCGTATAAAGAGCCATCAGTAGTTCTATCTGGGTTAATGGACAAGATTGTTGAAGAAGGACGTAGGTTTGCGGCAACGTCAGATATGAAAGTAGCTGATATGTCCAACCAAGCTCCAGTAGGCACAACGCTGGCTATTTTGGAAAGAACACTAAAAGTAATGTCTGCGGTACAAGCCCGTGTCCATTACACGATGAAACAAGAATTACAGCTACTTGCAGCTATTATTAGGGATTACACTGACCCAGACTACACATACGAGCCGGAAGAAGGACGCGCAACAGCTAAGAAAGCTGACTACAGTATGGTGGAAGTTGTGCCGGTTAGTGATCCTAATGCCGCTACGTTGAGTCAAAGGGTTGTACAATACCAAGCAGTCATACAGCTTGCACAAATGGCTCCACAGATTTACGACTTGCCGTTCTTGCATAGGCAGATGTTAGAAGTCTTGGGTATTAAACACGCTAACAAGATTGTGCCGTTGGAAGATGACCAAAAACCAAAAGACCCAGTATCTGAAAATCAGAACGTGCTTAAGGGTAAACCCCTAAAAGCATTTATTTACCAAGACCACGAAGCGCATATAAAGGTACACCAGTCAGCTATGACGGACCCAATCGTACAGCAACTCATTGGTCAGAATCCTCAAGCGCAAGTTATTATGGCGGGAATGCAGGCACACATAGCTGAACACGTTGGGTTTGCGTATCGTCAGAAAATTGAGTTGGCGCTTGGCGTGTCTTTACCTAATCCTGAAGACGAGTTACCAGAACAGATGGAGAAGGAAATTAGCCGTCTCATGGCAGAAGCCGCTACACAAGTATTGGCAGAGAGCAAAGCGATGATGGCACAGCAACAAGCACAGCAGAACGCTCAAGACCCAGTACTTCAACTCCAGATGCAAGAGCTACAGCTTAAAGGTAGAGAAGTTGATATTAAAGAGAAGAAAGCAATGGCGGAAGCAGCAGCTAAAGCCGACGAGCTTGAACTTCAGAAACAGAAGATTGAGTCAACCGAGAAAATAGCAAGTATGAACGCAACGCTTAAAGACTTACAGACGAAACAAGCACTGCAAGTAAAACAAGAAGAGTCGGGCGTTAAAATTGGCATGGATATGGCGCATAAACGTGCTCTTTTACAAAACACTAAGAAAGAAGGTAAGTAATGGATTTAATGACTTTAGGGTTTGTTGAAGCGCTTAGAGATAAACTCCGTGCGGATATGAATAATTTCACTGATGATTTGGCTAATGGTCAGTGCACAAGCTTTGAGCAGTACAAAGAACTTTGCGGGGTAATTCGGGGTCTAGCCTTCGCAGAGCGTCATCTAATAGACCTCGCTGAAAAAATGGAAAGATCTGAAAATGAGTGAAATACTTGATTTACCGGAAACAGAGTTAGTTTTGCCCCCGGGAGTAAAAATCCCAAAAGTAGACCACGAGTATCAAAATGCTGAACAAAAAGCACAAGCGTTACC